ACCTGATATCCGCCATGGCATGATCTAATCTATCTATTTGCTTTTTTTGTTGAAGCCAATGTCCTGATTTTTTTTCAAACTTTTTACTGCCGATTTTACGAGAAAGTCTTGTTTGAAGTATAGTTTTACGATCTTCTAATTTTTTTAATTTATCAGTATCTAATTGATAACCAGTTCCATCGGATAATGCTACAGTCTTGACTATCCCACGATTTATACCTACTGCCGGTAATGCTCTAATAGTGACATCTATGGTTTTTTCAACTAATATACAGACATACCAATATTCTCTTTCGTGTACTATAGATAGACTTATTATCTTATCCGCTGGATGCTCTAAATATGGCCTATCTATATCAATTCGGATCAGTGCTTCAATTTTTGGTAATTTCAAGTAATGCCTACCCTGATCGTCCATATCTATACGAAAAATAGATTTAGGGAAATACAGTCTATGCAAATCACCTCTGTGTTTTTTTCTAGGATAACCTGGAGTTTCCCCCTTCTTGACTCTTTTAAAAAAATTCGAAAAAGCTTTATCCAAATCTCTCAGAACTTCCTGCTGGGTACAACAGGGAAGAGCATTTAACCACTCATAACGTGCCCGTAAGATTGTCAGACGTTTAGCAGTACCTACTGTATTAATGCCATCTGGATGTTTAGTTCCAAAGTAACCCATAGATAATTTATACCGCTTGTATAAGCCACTCTTCAACCGCAGAGAACGATTCCATAGATACCTACATGCACATGACCACTGATATAGAGTACTGGCACATGTAGGTGATATCCTCAAGGGGTACTTGTAAACTGTGGTGATCTGCTTTTCCATAATTTAACCCACCGGCTACAGGTGTATATTTTAGGCTCATAATAAATATACGGAATTAAATTGAGTAACACAACAATTATTTTAAAAAATTATGGATAGATAATTTTATGTCACCTATTACACCTATCCATAACATAGAAATCTGAGGTTTTACAGGTCTGAGAATATTCGGGAGGCTCCTATTTTTCTCTTGAAGAGGTTGATAACTTTTGTGACAGACACTTTTTTATTCTACCGAGTTGCTGCAGCAACTGATACTTTCTACGTGATAATTTACCGCTATTTAAACCTAATCGTTTTGCAGTATGGCCTATTTTAAGACCCTCCAAGGCATCCTGTATAATAGCCAGGTCAGTGGGATCCTCAAGTACCTTTAGCTCATCCTGTGCCAGATCTATCGCTATAGGAGACTGTTCCCCCCACTTTTTGAACTTTGCATTTATAGCACCCATTTGACCATCGATCCCCTTGAGGTTTAATAGTTCTGCTATCTCTGTATAGTATAGTCGCATATTTCGACATCGAGCTAAAAGGGATTGTCGCTCGGGTAGGATTTTTATAAATTTCTCCGGGTACTTAAAATATTCCTGTCGAGATAAACTCATACCAGTATAACCATCAAGTAATTTTTGATCATTCCTACGTTGATTTAACTCTTGTAATGCTGATGCTTCGGTACGAGCAATCAAAGCGGTTTCGAGTTCTTTTTGGGTTAATACTGGTTTCCCTGATGGATCTTCTATCAGTCCTGTAACACCATCCCAATAAGACTCGTTCAGGTCAGCATCATCAAGAGTTCGTAGTAACTGATTATTACGTTTTGCGTAATTTATTATCTTACTCTGGATCTCTGGTATAACACGTATAAGATTTTCTTGGATAAATGACATGCTTTCCTCTCCTTATAATCTCAATATACATCTATGATTGTACCAATAACGGGCACCATATAAGATTTATTATCTTACTGAATCTGATTATCTGGTTAATGCATAGGAAGCCCGTAAACTGAGGATCTGTATTAGAGCCTATCGATGGATGGGTGATGGATAGATCTTCGATCCTGGATAAGGAGAACTATGCGAGATGGGTGATCTACAAGTAGTCTCCAAGTAATCCACGAGTAATCCACGAGTAATCCACGAGTAATCTGAAGAGTGGTTAATCTAAGAGTTTATATCTCTCTTGAGAAGTGGTGGGTGACACCACATCCTCCTCGAAGTAACCAGTGAGTAATCCAACAGTAATCCTGTTGGTAATCTAAGAGTTTAATACTCTCTGGGGATTATAATCCCTATAGATTATCTATATATATAATCCGTGGGTATAATCTTTCTTTAGGAGTATGAGAACCCTTTCTTATTTAGGTAGGAAAATATTACCTATTGACGGCCATAAAAATTTATTGTAATTTAATATAGAGTGATTAGAACCACTCAAAGTTTTGAAATCCCATTACCGACTTTTAAAATAATAGCCGGGTGTTTTGTAAGCTTCTGCCTGTATGTAAATGGGACAGGCAGGTGGCGGTTCTAACAAAACACCCGGCTTTTTTATTTGAAGGAGGAACTATGCCACCAGAATTTAAGCGATCCTATCGACGGGGGTATCTTACTGATTGTAAAATCGTTGACCAGTCTATTCATTTACTTATTGGAATACCATATCCTGGCGATAAGTGGTACAACTATATTGAACGGCGCCCCAATGCCATTAGCGCAGTTTATCGAGAGATGGGAGTACATTTAACTCACAACATATTGATTGATCATAAAAATTTATCCCAGTTCATATCCTCTCATAGATACTGTGTTTTTCGGTTATCCAAACCTGTTGATTCTGCCAATGGTAGTTATTTTTTAAAATTTATTAATCACGAAATGATAACTGGTTATCCTATAAGTATTCCCAGGATTACATGGGAACCTGCTAAAACAGACGGAATTACTAAAACAGAGGCAATTAATTTTCTGAGCACTTCGATTTTATCTCCTATATATAAACATTTAAAAACCTTCGCATATCTGCGGGATATCCCTGATGGGTTTACTATCCCATACATAGCATTATCTCAATCTGATATCACATTATATAAGGATATTATAACTGCTGCATTTGGTACCCATAGAATTATGGTAGCAGAGTTATATCTGCGAAATTTACTTCACATATCAGAGGAGGTTATCCTATCTGGTAGAGCACAAATAAATAGGCAGAAGAAAATTGAAAAAATTGATGAAGAAAGTGTTAATCAGTTAACTATATCCGAAATCGCTGAAAGTTTATAAGGAGAACACCATGAAAATATTGTTAAGTTTACAAACTATCAGGGCTTGGAAACCTCTGTTAGATCAACAGATGGAGGAGAATTATAAACAGGGTATCATAGATAATTTTTTGGAAGACGGAAGTTTATCTGAGTTTGATTATAATTATCGAGAAAATCCGGTCATAAGCCGAAAAGATTTTATACGGTTAATCAATATTAATCCCACGTATCTTGCACTCCATATTAATGAGGATTGGCCTATTAACATGTACGTTGCGGATTTATTACGAGTTATTCCACAAATATAAAAAGGAGAACACCATGCCACGTAAATCCAAGACAGCCTACAATCGGTCTTATGCCGATCCGGGTGCAGAACCATCGACCATACCAATTGACAAATTCAGAATTTACTTCTTAGAGGATAAAATACCACTTATCAAGTGTCAGTATATTGGTGATGTGCGGTACATTGTGCGTTTTATACAGGTGCCATATCGAGTAATGGCTCTACAACTCGATGGGACGGAGGTCAAAATTGTCACCTGAGAAACCTATTTGTAATCTGCAGTTGATTGAACCTCCTAATACAATATCGTCAATTAGGATTGCGGAGTGCATGGCAGCATCCCTTAGGATAGCTGAGATATATGGTCTCGCACAGGTATATCAGAGAGTATCATATGAAACAGGTATGATAGTGCATTATACATCGGAACTGGAATACCCTATAGTATCACTAGTGACATTGTTGAGTGAGATGGGTCTTATCAAATAATTCTTGCATTAGGCATCTATTGCTGGTATCTTATATGAGTCCGGTAGCACGGGAATTAAAAGAAAACTAAAAAATTTATATAATTTGGACCAACTCCCTGCGGGTACATCCACTGTACTCGGTGCTACCAGGGAGGGGGTCCATTTTTTATTGGAGGGAGAATGGGTATGGAAGAAACTGAAATGGAGTTTATGCTAAACCTACTGGATGAGGATATGAAGCATGCTGTTGTCATTGATGGTAAACCAGAGATATTTGTTAATGCTGAGGGTCTCCGAAGACTTGCTGCATTTTCAAAGAGGACTGATGCACCTGAGGCGATAGAAAACTTAATTAAACTTACAGGAGAAAACAAAAATGATAAATGATTTAGCTCTGATCGAAAAAGATGGGGAAAAGTTTATTGACTCAAGGGTAGTAGCTAATGGGTTAGGAATTGAGCACCATAATCTTATGCAAACTATAACTAAGTATAAGTACAATATAGAACAAGGACATGGAATACTTCTGTTTAAAAAAGAAGTAGCAAAAGGAAAGGGTCAGCCTCAAAAATACATATTACTTACAAAGGACCAGCTGTTTGCTAGTGGAGTTCTTTCTAGAAATTCTCCTGAAGCGGTAGAATTTAAATTAAAAATAGTAAAAGCATTTTCTGACGCCAGGAAAATTATTAAAAACATGTGCAGTAGCCCAATAGTACCCCAGACATACGCAGATGCTCTTAGGGCGTATGCTAATGAAGTTGAGGAAAAAGAAAAACTTTCCGGTAAATTACAGATGGCAGGCAGAAAAATAGAAAGGTTATCAGATAGTGATAGGATAGTTCAGGACCTCATCAATAGGGAAGGTTTGATATCATATAGGGATCTAGCTGGAATGTGTGGCATACCAGAGGGTAAATTCATCGAAATTTTAGAAGGGATAATACTAAAACAAAACGGCGACGTGTACGCTAACCTCAGAAGAAATGGCGATATAAAACCAAAACTTGAAGTGGTGCATGGTTCAGCTGTTGTGGTGGACTATTTCAGTGCTAAAGGAGCACTGAACTTTTATAAGAGATTCATTAAGAAAAATGATGATATTCAGTTAGATAGCGAGAAACTCCCGGAATTCTATTAGTTAAATGGTAGGTGGTCAGATTCGTTCTGACCACCTACTCTCCTCAGAACCTCCAGGTACTGTCAGCCTTAGCTATCCAGGTCACAGTATCATAGTATGTAACCATAGTAGGTTCTGGTAGGTACTCCAGAATAGCTATATTATACGTAGCAGTTAGCTTATAATTATTTCTCACTGTGATGCTAAGACTCTCTCCTGGGTTTATATATTCAATGACTACCCCCTCACAGCTTATTGCAGCATCCGATAGTATAGTGTCAGTAGAATTACTCCTCATAGATACATGGATAGTAACCTTATTATCATTTGATGTACCTATCGGGTTAGAGCATCCAATCAAACTTATAACTGCTACGGCTGACAATAATAACTTTAGCATATAAACTCCTGGGTTAGATTGTGTGCTATTATTATACTACGATATACTCTAAAATACAATGTAATTATCACTGCTCAATCAAAATTATATATTTATCACAAATATGTTGCACGTTTGTATTTAAGTGTGTATCTTTATATTAATAGGAGGATAAAATGATATATATAAAAACAGGACCATCTACTAAAGCAGCTATCTACGGTAATCGTAGGATCCCTGATCATGGATTATCCTCAGGGGAATCTAAGGGGTACATCACCTACTCTAATAGGGGTAGGTCATCCCAGGCAGTGCAGGTCTACATTACTGGATCTCTAACAGCAGAGCTGATCAGGTATCTGGCGGAACTTAATTCAATAACCTTTGATATGGCGGTCATCACTCACTGGATACCCTTATGCGTAAGGAGTAAAAAATGAATCAGGCACCATTACATTCTCAACCTTTGGAGTATTTTTATCGGGAGATAAAAAAATTGACCCCTACTCAATTTAAAAAATATTCTTCTCTTGTAAAGAACGAATGGTTGGTACGTCAGCTCAGGTGTATACCGCTTGAGGATCTTGATACATTACTCAAACATATAATCAAAATTGAGAGAGCTGGAGGGAATGAGCATGTCTGATACTACACACTCTATACGGATATCTGAAAAGAACTATCTAAAAATAAAGGACTTGAGTGCTCAGCATGGATGCTCAGTAACATTTTTATCTGACCTGGCTATGCAGACGTTCTTCAGGACTGGAATAGATATAACTGCATTACGGACATCCATGACCGATGCTTTTGATGATGCTATAACAGCATCCTTACTTGGGATAGAGAAAAAAACTGGGGAGATAGCCAGCATACTCAAAAAAGATATTGTCCCTACAAAAATTCAACTAAAAAAAGACACACTTGACTTTAATGATATACTCGGGGAGGATCTATGATCCTAGATATACATTACCAGACTTCACAAGATGGTTGCCAGAGAGCACAGGCATGGATCGAGGAGGGTTGGTTATACTTACATAGCTCGCTAAAAACGTCCGCCTCTAAGATCATGGATATATCTTCTATTCCAATAGAGAATGTGACAGCAGAAGTTGCTCAATGTTATTCTAACCCACTCGGGTACTGTCCCATCTTATTACGATCTGGATCTACTCTACAGATGTTAGTAACCTTATACCGGATCAAAACAGAGGATCACTCGTAGTGTTATTATCCCAGCATTTTGCTAACAATCAGCGATGCATCTCATATAGTATGCAGGTTGCTCACATACGGTGCATAGCTGATATATATGCTATGCGTAGTAGCTTATCCACTTATGAGATGCTCACTACTGTTATGCTTGTAGATATACAGGAGTCAGGTATAATAGTGAATGCTCGTATGTCCCTTTTGCATGATCAGGATTTTGATATAATAATAAATAAATTGAAAGATATCTATTACTACATATATTCGGTTGAACCTGATCAACTACCTCTTAAAATAAATGATCAGTCTGTACTGGGGGATATCTCTCGTGCTATGATGAGCGGGAAACTTACTATTGATCACCTGAAAGATGAATGGGGCAGTTTTATTATGCCCCATTCTTGATCTTATATCAAAGTCACACCTATTCTAACTGCAGTCAGGGACTGATTGAGGATATAGGTTGTCCCCGTAGTATGTGGTTTGATTTGAAGCTCTATTGAAGAGCCAGCTTTAAGCTCCATGAATCCTGATCCCATTATCTGTTGATAACCATTGTCAACATTATTAACTTGATATGATTGTAATAACAAGTATTCTGATGTGTCCGGATCATATCTACGTACTCTTGTTTCTACTATGTCACTTCCGCCTGGTATAGCATTGGATGAAATAGATAGACTATAGTTGACCTGATAGAAACCTGCGTAGGTTGCAAATAACTTATGTGATGCCACTGTAAAATTATATGTAAATTGCTCAAATAAATTATCTACTATCTGATACCAAGTTCCGCCAGTTAATCCTAGAGCATCTCCACTATGATCAGACGGAGCTATGATATTCCCGCGACATAAATTAATACCCCCGCTGATCATTCCCGTGGCGTTAAGTGAGCCGTTCAATTCGAACCACCCAGCAAAGGTGTTTGTAAGTCTTGATGGTTCTTGATGTGATGCATCAACAAATATCGGTATCGATCCCGCTATCCCGGTACCACCTATTTGTGCTGGGGGAGTTAAACCTGTAGCACCCTGGATACCTTGAGCACCAGTTTGACCCTGGAGACCCTGGATGCCAGTTACTCCCTGTAGCCCCTGATTGCCCTGGATACCTGGATCTCCCTGGATACCCTGAGTACCTATTGCTCCCGTATTACCTTGACTACCTTGGATACCTGTTACTCCTGTATCACCTTGGGTACCCTGAATCCCTTGAGCCCCTGTATCACCTTGTACTCCTGTTTGCCCTTGAATCCCCTGACTTCCCTGTAATCCTGTTATCCCATCAGGTCCTATGATAGATGCTCCTGTTTGACCCTGGGAACCAGTTTGCCCTTGACCACCTTGTAATCCGGTTGTGCCTATAAGACCAGTGACACCCTGTATACCAGTTACTCCAGTACCTCCTGGTATCGATAGACCAGTTTCACCAGGCATACCCTGGATACCTGTCATCCCATATATCGCCATCTGATCTTCAGGAAGATACTTTTTGATGGTACCATCCGAAAATTTATGGATCATTTTATCCGTATCACTGGCAAAACCTGATTGCTGATTCCTTAAAGCATAATATAATCCGGTTTCCCCCGTTTCAACTCGTATAACATCTGATAATATTATTGACATGTTTTATATCCTTGTTTTAAGTTCTATTTTGACCATCTTTAACTGTATCAGTTTGAGTACCTGATTCCACATGGGTATTAACATTTAATAGTTGACCCCTCTCTATGATCAGGTTATCGATTACTATATCTTCAGGCTCCAGTATATAAGTCAGTTTCATTATATCTTTTTTTGGATCTATTTCGATACCACTTATCCATCCAGTACGCACTCCAGAGTTTGTATAGATAGGATCTGTAAATTGCACGGTCTGCAACAATTCAGCCACTACTGTAGAACTTATGATAGGAGTCTGAAATATCGCCTTAGTTTTTTGTCTGGTAATCCACCTTATGCAATTATCCATAAACTTATAGGGAGAATCTTTTGTACTCAGGACAGGATTTGGGAGACCTTTAAAAAGCATAGCATTGGGGAACCATGATAACTTAGCCAGAGCATCCGGTAAAGGTTGTATCGCCCATGTTCTCCTATAAGATTCTGATATAGTATCCCATATCTGTTTAGCATCTGCATATGATCCCCCACCGATCCCACCCACCCATGTTTTCCATAACTCCATGGTCACGGGGGCTGGTGACATTACTCCTATAGCTGGGAATGCTGCTTGATCAGCATTAGTGATGGTGATAGAACATTGATATTTTTTAGTAGCCTCATTGTAGTCATACCAGATACGATAATCATTATAAAGATCTGCCATCTCTGTATTTTCCCACGTGATACTATCTACTATAACAGGCAGAGATAACTTTGTGGGTTCCTGATCTACCCATGTACTTCCTACATATTTATAATAGGGATCTCTCCATGCTCTGAGTCCACGTTTCCCAGTCCTGGTAGGGTATACTACTACAAAGGATTGATTAGCTAACTCACTTATATAGTCAAAGGAATTCTTACGATCATTGATCTGTCGACCTACATTCCAGTCATCCCTTACATAAGGTAAATTAGTATAATCGATATTAGCTGGAAGTATCCCATCGTATGTCTCAAGCATTAATCTAAATGCTCTATAAACTGTATTAGATTCTAAACCCCCTATAGTTTCCCCCTTGACCCTTACATAAAAATCATCCGAAGAAGGATTAACAGACCGATACCCTATAAATCCAGCCTCTTTCATAGAAACTCCAAGTGTGAAGGGGAGTCCTATAGGGGGATCCGGGAGATCATTACCAAATTCATCTTTTTGAGTAGCACCTGTACTCGTCACATAAACATTGACCTGGATCATATTAGTAGTGGTGCCATCCTTAATAGCCCCAAATATATCATCTGAGAGTTTGAGTAAACCTTTCATGGTTTGCTCTTCACCATTACCGTTATAGTCTACATAAGGCCATAAGACATCACCAGTAACTATCCTATATCCCCCATGCGCATAGTACTCATCTGGTAGACTATCAAATCCTATTCTATCTGGCTGTACTGATTCATCTATGGGATAAAATACTGCGGGTTCTACTTCACCATCAGTAAGCATATCTATTACGTTTCCATAGGCATCGATCATGGAATATTCCGCGAACATCCTGATATCTACTGGTTCTGAAGGTACTGCCAGCATATCAAAAGCTAAATATAGACTATCATACTCAGTGAGCAGCTGTTCAGGAGGATAAGATACACGGAATGAAAATTTATATAGATTCTTCTTATTCCCATATTCCGGAAAGTGGATAGAACAATTTGTTCTTTGAGATCTATCGCATAAAGAAAATCCTACTATCGATTGGGAATTACTTGTGATACTTTTCACAGGACCTGAGTCACTATCTATATACCCATTTTGATCAATAAATATCTCCCACTGTCTGGGTACGATAGGTACCATATAAATTACTGATCCATCTTTTTTCATTCTTGACGTATACATGCCAAGTTGAGGGTGCCCCATGGACCCTGTTGTGTCAATCACTTGATTGAGTACAATGCCCTGTACTTGTTCCATGGCGAGAGTCTGATCATTATAGATAAAGACCATAGGACCTGCTGCATCAGATACAAATTCTTTTATACCATGAGTAGATACTACATGAGTATAAGGCATGTATAAAGATGAGAGGAACCAAGTGGATATATCAGATTTATTATGGGTAGGTCTTAGAGTCTTGAGGATATTGACGTACCCATGGTACTTTGCATTACCCCCTGCAAAATTTATGAATATATCTACATCAGTACCATATTGTTTCTTGATATCTACTGTGACCCATGCAAGTGGACCAGATATTATTGGTACTCGCCCTATCATTTCTCCAGTAGGACTATCTTTATGTATAGTTACTGTGCAATTCTGATTCATAGATATTTCGAGGAGAATCTGATTACACCCTGCTCCAGCATTAGACATATCTATATGAGCATATTCTATTTCTGCTTCTGATCTTATATCCCACATCCCCTGGAATACATCACCCTTTTGTGAGTGAGTAAAAGTTGTAGCTGTGTACGCTTTAATAAATGGTACACCCTCGCCTTGTCTCGGATCATAAGCATAAGACTGATTAAAAATAGTTTCTGTCGTAAAATCAAAAGATGACCCAAGTTTTACCTTGGTTATCCCAGCTATGGTCGTAGCATCATTACCCGTAATCCGAAGTAGTTGATCAGAATCAATTTCTCCCCCACCCTTAGCTGCATAAATATAATGGTCTTTGAGAGCATCCAAAATATAGGATACATTCTTGGTGTAAAGTTCGAGTTCTGGATTTGCCAAACCAGTAGTCTTATAAGTCTTTGCACCACATGCTTTGATCTCAAAGTTTTCATCTTTAGTAAGCTTAGATACTACGAGTGTATCATTAACAGGGGCGTCACTGATCACGGTAAGCTTTGCATAGGTACAATCACCTATCACTACTGGTATCGTGGTGCCTTGAGAATCTGGTGATGATCCAGGATAAGATGTCTGGTCCACCACTATAGGCGGGATCATCTTATGGAGTTTTTTGAATGGATCGGTGCAGATAAACTCATAATTGATATCATCATATGGATTGTTAGATACTACTCCAGACCACGCCATGTAAAATATACCATCTACTACTACATAAAAATTGATGGTACGATTAGTAAGATAAATAGCATTATCCCGGATGTATACCCAAAGTTTTATATCATTACGGATAGAGAAATTAAATCCTGACATAGTAGCATAATCACCTGTCTGGGACAGATCTGCTGATCGAGTAGGATTAGACATCTTATCCTTCATGATCCATCCCTCATACCAGACATGGGTATTATCTGAGAGATCCTCATTCTTAGGGTATACCGCAGAGCCTACATACCCAGGACGACCGGTGATGTACCGGAATATCCCTGCTACCAAACCATAGGCAGTATTGGTGAAGGAAGTTTGTTCGGTGATGATCTCTACTGCGTAATTTATTACTGACATATTTTATTTACCCTTACATCCATGATGCATTAAATTTTCCGTTATTTGTATCATCTACTATGGAATATTTGGTGATAGCATACCCAGATAATGAATCTGCTGATATATAGATATAATCTCCATCTACATAAGAGCCTACGTCAAAGTTAGTACTTCTTGGAAATATGTAAAGTGGTATAAAGTTGTATTTATTGAAAAATATAAGATTGTATCTACTACCCATATCAGGGCTACATGATTTACCAACAAGATAATCTTTATATTTAGACATGAATGAAATGTTAAAATCACCTGGTATGGAACATGGGAACTCTGCTATCTTATTAAATGATGATCCATTCCAATGTATAAGATCTATCCTATTCTCTATCCCTATAGGCATATCTTCATCTACAAGTGGTAGGTAGGGAAATCCTACTTTATTTGAATAACCTGCGGTATGATCATCTATTACATACTGAGCGAGCCATGTGAGTGTACTACCAGATACTGACCAAGCATCAATATAGCAACCAAATCCAGAAGTGGTTTCTGATTTTGTCCAGAGTCTATCTCCTGATGGCATCATATAACCCCATAAGGCTCTTAAACCAAATGAGGTAGAGCTTATTACTGTACCTGTGTAATTATAAAATCTTATGTACCCAGAATCATACCCAAGAACATAAGACCCGTTGAGTGTGCACATATTGGATGAATTACCACGTGTTATAGAGTATATCTGAGAAACAATGGCACCATTAAAATGGGAAAATCTTAATATACAACTACTACCCACTACCCCATCAGATTGGACAAAGTAATTATTATCCCAATAATGTGATTCTTTACTTGAGTATGGGCTGTACGCTACCCAATTCATGTTTAAATCATATATAGCTACTTGAGCATTCCAATTAGCACAATAAAAATAACCTCCAAATTTTGCTATATCATTAGATATATGATTGGTGCTATAGCTATGTGCTACCGAAGTAAGTATCATATTATACTATACCCTATGTTAAGACTTAATCTATGCATACCAGTTACAGATACCAGATTAAATATTACTATATCTTCTGCTGACATAGATCTATTAGCCCAATTGGTTATATCTGTATCACGATTTTTTACAGTGCCATTAAGTACCGCACCAGTCTCATTGTAATGCATAAGAGTTGCCCCAGGATATGTTGAGTAATTAGTCCTGCTTATATCGAATCGAGCATACCCACCGGTACTCCCAAAAATATTATACTTATAAACCTGAGATGTGACAGGGATAACGATCTGACCTTTGATTCCTGGAGTGAGAAGAGCTCCTCCTGCATCTACTATTATATTGATCATGCCAGTATAACTAGCGGTACCTCTCATCCCTGTTACTCCTTGTAGACCTGATGATCCCTGGATACCTGTAACACCTTGAGAACCTACAGGACCAAGTGTACCTCGTAATCCTGTTAGACCTCTTAACCCAGTTATTCCTTGTAGCCCAGTTACTCCTTGTAATCCCTGAGCTCCCGTAACACCCATGGCTGCATATGCACCATCTAATCCTGTGGGACCTCTTAACCCAGTTGATCCCGGAGGACCACCAAATGCACCAGTTGTACCTTGGATACCAGTCTCACCTCCAAACGGAAGATCTACCCATGACATCCCGGTACCACCACATTGCATGATCTGACCAGTTGCTCCTGCAGTAGCCGGGAATGCATTATCATTGATATATAGATTAGTATCATCTACTGATATACTCACAGATCGATTATGCTTAGGAGTTATCCTGCGAGCATTGTAAGTTATATCAGCAAAATCTTTAAATTCCCAGACTGGCATATTTTATTATCCTTATATAAAGGGACATATGGTACTCCTGCCCGGGGAGGTTGGAGAACATAACCGGGCTCTTTCCCATACCTGTCCCAAATTTTATCTATTAAATATCTGCTAAATAAATCTTGTACTCCATATCATTGTACAGCAAACCTGGTACTTGATAAAGTACTTTTTGTAGGAGTAGCTTATCCTTGCTCATCACCCCAGTCCATGGTCTATGTATCACAAAATCTGCATATAAATATTCTGTCCCGATTATAGGGATCTCATCATATTTATAAAGGGATGTTTCAGAGTCATGCATGATCACTACATCACAATACTCACGGACGATCGGAGCAAGCTTGTACCTTAGATCCTGATGAGTATCCAGTAGGACTAAGTCTCTTGGCTGATTATAAGATCTTGCATAGGCTAAAACTTCTTCATGATCAGGCATCCAGAGTGTATTGGGATTGATAGTAAGAAGATGCTCATACCATTCCTGGGACTGAGACTCTATAGTAGTGACTTTAGCTTCCGGGATACTCATGAAGTATGCAGTGGAGAAATCACCACCCCCGAACTCTAAAATGTTAGAGAAGTTAGTGATCGATCTTATAGTCTCCAGGACTGGGATATGTGAGCCATATCCATCGAATCTTTGTTGTACTGCCATTTTGTTTTGTTCTCCATTTTTACCATAGTTAATTAAGTTTAGTTACTCTCATGAAACCATTTGCGTATAATGTGGCTGCTTGCTTTACAACTAAGGTATAAGTTCCAGCACTGTTATTGTTTGCTATGAATCCACGAAAGTCAGAATAATCAAGAACGTTACTTGCTGATATATTACTTAATGTAGTAACTACTGACCCATAACCTGTGGAGGATAATGAACTACCCCATGAAGAAGATATAGCTGGACCAGTAAATCCTGCAATTACCGCAGCACTTTCTCTTAGGCACAATTCAAAAGCATAAATACCATTTGCTACTGCACTAAATGAAAGATCTGATACTTGTTGGGCTGTTGTGGTAGAACTAAAATTTGAAGTAAGATATTTTATCTGAGTATTAGAAGCTAATCCACTCAATCCAGTATACCCCTGTACCCCAGTAACACCAGTAGACCCTATAATACCATCAATTCCTGTGACCCCTACTAATCCTGTCACCCCTTGTGCTCCTGTATACCCTTGGATCTCTTGAGATACTATTATCCATTTACCATCTGCTGCTACATACTTATAGACTGTACCTAGAGCATTTGTATAAAGCTGATTATCGGAAGGACCGATCGGAAAAGACATTTTTTACCCCACATTTTTATATAATTGCCAAACTTCACCAGCAGCCCATATTCTTGCTGTGTCAAAAAAAACATCTGACATATTCCCGTAATACCAATATACTGCATCTATTATGATTCCTACACCTAAACAGGCTGGAGCTGAATTATTCAAATTTATACCATTAGTAGCTACAGTAAGAGCTGCTGAATTAGATAATACTCCATTTTTATAATATCTTACTACCCCATTATCGCGGTCTACTGTAAACGCTATATGCGCCCATTCATTTATAGATAAATTGTGGTCCCATGAAGCATTAGAATATTGCCCAACTATTGTACCATATTGGATATTAGCAAACCAAACTGTACCCTCCAACCAAAATGAATAACCCACTACATCTGAATATAGAGATTCTATCACATTCATTTTCTTAAATAATGGTCGTTTACCCGTAAAACTTTTTGGGCATACCCATACAGAAAATGAATAATTATTAGTACCGACATCTAAAGTGTCACCAGCACCAAGATACCCATTGCCTGCACCATCGAAATAAGCTGTAGTATTACCATTCAGTTTTATATCATTGGAAGCAGGATCAGTACTTGTGAAATCTCCTGTACCTGGAGTAAGATATCTTCTAAAGGGTCCTGTAGATGATTCATTAAGCCTCCAATAATTAATGGTACTCGATAATTTAGAGGCACCGTCTTGAGATTTTTCAAATATTAATTTTGGCATATTATCTCGATATACTTATAGTGAATGCTGCATCAGTAAACCCATTAATACCTGTAAAATTCATGAATAATGAATTACCAGCGGATACTGTATTATTCCCAGAAGCATTAAAAGTCTGTTCAGTAGATGATGCCCATACTTTATCTATAGATGTAATCGCTGTACTATCTATTTTACATGTCACCATTCCAGTACCTCCTGATGATTTTATTACTAAACTGGATATTGTATAGTTTGCCGGGGCATATTGATCCAATGTATAAGTTTTATCTCTCGGTATTTCTATATGACCATTGATGGAATCTATAGTCACACCTCTTATACCTGTAGTTCCTTGTGATCCTTGAAGACCTGTGATCCCTTGAGATCCAGTTTGTCCTTGAGATCCGGTTTGTCCTTGAGACCCTGTAGATCCTATTAATCCAGTGACTCCTTGAGATCCAGTAGCACCTATTAACCCGGTGACTCCTTGAGATCCAGTAGCACCTATTAATCCTGTCACACCTTGTGCCCCAGTTCCTCCTATAAGACCAGTGATCCCTTGAAGACCAGTGATCCCTTGAGATCCAGTTTGTCCTTGAGATCCTGTTATCCCTATAAGACCCGTGATACCTTGGAATCCTGTAGGTCCTACCTTAGAGCCTGATGATATCTGTACCCAATTTCCATCTAATCCAGTGACAAAACCAAAGAATGCTTCATCCTGAAAATTCCACATGATAGCTGGTACTATCGTAGCATCTACGAAAGACCCTTGTTCATAAAAGTTACCAAGACCCGTGATACCCTGAGAACCGGTTATTCCTTGTGACCCTGTATCTCCCTGAGATCCAGTAACACCAATTAACCCGGTGATACCCTGAGATCCTGTTATCCCTATAAGACCCGTGATACCCTGAGATCCAGTTTGTCCTTGAGAACCTGTTTGTCCTTGAGACCCAGTAGTACCTATGAGACCAGTTATTCCTTGAGAGCCAGTGTCACCCTGAGATCCTGTTTGTCCTTGTGACCCTGTATCTCCCTGAGATCCAGTCGATCCTTCTAATCCAGTAGCACCTTGTAGCCCAGTTTGACCCCGCAGTCCTATAGACCCTGTATCTCCCTGAGACCCTGTATCTCCCTGAGATCCAGTCACCCCATCTAATCCGGTAGTACCTTGTAATCCTATAGACCCTGTATCTCCCTGAGATCCAGTTTCTCCTATGAGACCGGTGATACCAATGAGGCCAGTAATACCTTGAGAACCTTGAGCACCTATTTGTCCTTGAGATCCAGTTTCCCCTTGATACCCTGTAGGACCCATTAATCCTGTATCCCCTGTACCAGTTTCTCCCTGAACACCAGTCATACCTCTTAAACCGGTAGCACCCTGTAGACCAGTAAATCCTACCATACCTGTGAGACCAAGTTGACCCGTGGGACCTGCCATACCTGTATCTCCTTGAGATCCAGTATCACCTTGAGACCCAGTAGATCCTTCTAACCCTGTAGTACCTTGAGCACCTGTTAGGCCTCTTGCCCCAGTTAGACCCTGAGATCCTGTGGTACCATGTAATCCTGTAACTCCTACGAGTCCTGTAATACCTTCTAACCCGGTGATACCTTGAGCACCAGTTTGTCCTATTAATCCTGTGATACCCTGAAATCCTGTGAATCCTCTCATACCAGTCAAACCTAATTGACCAGTAGATCCCTGATTACCAGTTTCTCCCTGGGGACCTGCAAGACCATCTAATCCTGTGAATCCTAATGACCCAGTTTCTCCTTGAAGACCCCGAGCCCCATTTTCTCCTATTATACCAGTTACTCCCTGAGATCCCTGTAATCCTGTAGATCCTACACCTGTGGCACCTTGTGACCCAGTAGACCCTTGTATCCCAGTTTGCCCTACAGAACCTGCAAGACCTGCTAATCCTGTCTGACCTTGAGAACCTGTGAGACCTTGGGACCCAGTATCTCCCTGGATGCCAGGTAATCCTATAATACCCGTCGCACCTTGTACCCCAGTATCCCCCATACCTGCGTATGATCCGGGGATACCTTGTACCCCAGTATCTCCTTGTACCCCAGTTTGACCCTGAGCACCTGCACCAGTCACACCTTGTACCCCAGTATCACCTTTTATGAGGGATTCATATGCTGCTCCAGTGATACCTGTATAATCTATAGGGTTACTGATCTTGATTATTATCTGGGGTGAAAACTGAGAAACAGATGCATCATTTATCTCATTTAGATAAAACTGAATGCCATAGTAATAACCGTGGACTGCTGTAGAAATAGAAGATGGATCCATCCTCCATGTTATCTGGATTCTTTTATCATCCAAAACTTTTGATGTATAAGTGAGTATCGAAGTAGTATATAACTCTGGAAGTACCTTACTCCATCTTAACTCATCTTCTGTAGGAGGCAGCACTCTATAAACTTGTGCAGTGAGCGTATTGATGGTGATCAAGGTAGAAACTGATACAATGATCTCACCCTCTATGGTAGATCCTATATTAGTTTCTGCCAGAGGTACTTCACCTGAAAATGGCATCTTCTGCCCGTAGACAGTATAGCTTACTGGTTTGAAAATAACTGCCATTTTTTATGCATCCTTGAATTGATTTTTGATATGAATAATGATATCAGTCAACACTTTCACTGCCGATGAATTTTCTAACTTATTGATATAAAAAGATATAGCAAAATAATCATCATTTGACACAGTGGCAATGCTATATGGGTCAAAACGGTAAAAGATCTGTAAATTACCATTTGATAATAATTCTTTTTCGTAAATAAGAACAAAGGAATCATAGAGGTCTGACCCTTCTTTGATATACCTGGGTTCTGTATAAGATGGAGGGTCAACTTTATAAACATGAGCTTCTATGGTGCAATCTACTTTGATCCCAGGAGTCGTGATCTGAATATATCCCTCACAAGTATCGAGCATATTCATCTCGAGTACAGGGGGTTTACCTTGTTTGACCTGACATCCATAAAAATCATAGGAGACAGATTCTATCATAGATCCTCCACAGCTTTTATTTGGACCCTATGAAATAACTGACCGAATGTACCAGTCTCTTTCACTTGGATATATTTGAGATTCTTAGGCCATGTATTTGATCTATTAGGACCAAAAGGGTATGATACTCCTTTAAGTACTGTGGTGGTGATAGCAGCTGATCTTTGGTAAGCCAGTGTCCTACGGAATGTGACCATATCAGCTATCCTGACTGTAGCAGTAAAATTAAGTATCCCACTATCTGATCTTTGATCGGTAGTATAAGGGATAGTACCCCCAAGTATTTCAGTCTGATTAAAAGTATACTCCGAATCCCCTGTATAACCCACATCGATATGATTAAACTGTATAGCTCCTGCATGAGTACCGGTAAACGTCACAGGATGTAGCAGGATCAATGTTAACTTAACTGACCATGCTCTGAAGGTACTTTGCTCCCGAGGCCCTATATCCACAACCTTTACCCATATACCAGTTGAGTAATCCACATCACATCCAAAGATCTTTTCATCATCTGCTACCCAATCAATAAAGATCTTATTAGCATCAGCATGGGTTACTACTCTATTCGAGAAAATATCAGAAAGAATAGTATTGATAGGGTTAGTATCTATCTCCCGACCGTACACAGTGAGCACAGTCTTATACACGTCATTAGTGACACCGCGATCGGATGCCACCCATGATCCGGAGGCTGTTTGAGCCCAAGACAAGGATAAAGTAGTAGTGGGTACAAAATCATTTTTGATATGTACAGTCTTATACCCGGTGATGCCTTGCCCTGATATCCTCATTATTCTACATTACCTTTTTCTACTGCATGCTTAAGAAATATTGCAATTAACCCAGTGGAGATAAGTTGAACACCTTGATCAGTGTTACCATTTATCACGGTGGCTACACCAAATATAACGGTGGCTATGCCTGTCCAGAATGTTTTAGATGTCAATAAAGTCTTTATCATAGATCCTTCTTTCTCAATATACTGGTTTTATTATACTAACTGAAGTTGATTCCTATAGGATAATTCCTTTATGTCTGATCTTAACTGCATCTGTCTCTCTTCTTTCATTCGTCTAATCTCAGATACAGCAGATTTATCCAGGGAACCAGAGACTATATAAGTATCTCCAGCCATATTTATGTTATTGGATGAGGAACTTGTCGACCCTGATTTTGATGCTATCATGTTCCATAGAGATGCTTGTTGAGATGTATTAAGCATCATCTCTCCACCATTAGCCTGGATAGGGACAGTATCTCCCGTAGTAGGTCCTTGTACGATACCTCCACCAGCAAACTTCTGTGACTCTATCACAGCGATCTGAGTAGCAGTGAGTGCTGCTATGACCACTGACATGGCTATACCCATGATGAGACCAGCAGGCATACCCATCTGCATTGATGATGACCATGCATTCATGGTAGCGACTGCTCCAGCTATAAGTGCATTTGCTATAGCAGCATTCTTTTGTTTCTCCTGGATCTCTTTTGCTTTTGCAGCCTGCTCATCCTGCAGTTTGTCAGAAGCTTCTTTTTGCTGCTTATCAAGTTTACCCTTATTTTTCACGTATTTTGAAGCATTAGCATAGGACTTATCAAGAGCCTTTTGGCGCTCATCTGTTTCACGACTGATATTATTAAGTTGTACCTGATAAATATTATTAGCTATTTCCACTATCATCGATGCACCTTGAGTATAAGCATCTACTGTTTTTGATATGGAATCTACCCGAGCCTGAGTAGCGTCATATTCAATCTGGGCAAGGGCATTAGATGTCTCAGTGGCTATATTGATTCTCATTTCAGCCAATTGTGCATCATTATCTCCGATAGTGTTATTAAGATCGGTGTAAAGTTTAAGATCTGACTCAAGTTTTTTCTTAAGTTCTTCACTTCCTGAGACTGACACTTTACCTGCAGCTACACTCCCTGTAACATTGGTGAGTGCTGCTGATCCTGGAGTGGTAGGCCTTATGGTAGACCCTACGAGACCTGCTGATGATGCTGCTCCTATAGCTGCGTTCAATTCATCTATACGTTGTTTATGCAGATCATCCATTATCTTTTTATCCCGTTCATACATTTGCTGGGATATTACAGATGTTTGTTCTGCATAAATTTTATCAGAATCTAACTTTGCCTGATTTAGTATAGCATGATCTTCTGCAGTACCCTTTGATAGTATCTTCTCATATTCTGCTATCTGCATCTTTCTTTTTTTATAATCTTCATCTACTTTTAATTGTTTTGCGGCATCCTCATTAATTGTTATCTGATTAGCTTGAGCTTTTAATTCAGCAGCCCACTTCTTAAATTCTTCAATTTTACTCTGTACTTCTTTAGTAATAAACTTTACACCTGATGCTTTTGGTTTATCAAATATAGCCATAAAATCATTTTTGACTTTATCTAAGGATTCTACAAGTTTATCCATGGACCCAGTTTCCATGGGTATAAATGCATGCGGTACCTCTTGTTCTCCTTTTTTTATCTGAGCAGTACGCACAGAATCTTTTTGAGTAGGAGACATTTTTGAGTACTTATCCATCTTTTCTGATAGTTTACTCCAATCCATATCAAATATGTCTTTAATTGCCAACTTAGTGGATCCAGCTGCTCTAATCAAATCATCTGTAAATTGGATAAGCATGTTAACAGAATTATCATATATGGCTACTAAACCGAGTGCTACAGTGTTATCAATATTTAAGACAGTTTTTGATAGATTAACAAGAACATTAATAGATCTTCTAATAAAATTTTCAATAGCTACAGAATTTTTCTCTAAAAAAGATGCAAATTCCTGAAGATGTGGTTCTAACACAGAACCTATCTCTACAGCGTACTGTCCAAATATCTGTTGTAATCTGGGACCAGCTGCCTTATTGCCTAAACTTGACTTAGCTGCTTCTTCATAATCTTTTACTGATTCAATAGCTGCTCTTGAAGCTTGTCTAATTAAATATATAGCTGCAGCCAAACTTATAAATCTCTTAGTAAGCTGGTCTATAGCATTTGCATGTTCTCTATGAGATGCTGTAGATTTTTTAGTATCATCAATAATACTTTTTGAAACTCTTTTAGATTGCTCTATCTCTTTATTTGCTACTTGTATAGCACTATTGAGCCTATTATCATAAACTGCTTTTTCAGAACTGATCCTTTTATTTATATCTGAGTTTATAGATTCAGTAGTTTTTTCAGAAACTTTTTTTAAATTTTCAGAACTTTTATTGAAAGCATCAGTTACACCTTTAGCTGATTTTTCTGCTTCTGACTTTAAGGTATTATAATTAGATCCTATAGAATTAGTAAGGGATTTATTTGCATCTAATAAAGTAGTACTAACCTTCTGCATCTCAGATGATATAGTAGAATTTAGATTAGTTATAGCTGTTTTTATATCAGCATTCATGTTCTTGAGGTCAGCCATGATTGTATCTATCGATGACTTGGTATTGTTTACGACCTCTACATTTATATTGATCTTATTATCAGCCACGGTTTCCACCTTTACTCTTTGCTAAATCTGCCTTACTCTTTTCTACTACAAACTTATTATAATAAGAGTTATATATCGATGCTACTACTACCCATTTTTCTGTTTGCTGCCAGTAATCGGGGGCTGCCCCTGAGAATTCCTTATAATAGTTATACTCAGAAAACCACTCCACGATAGTAGATGGTACAAATAGAAAAGGACAATTATAGTACTCAATATCGAACTCATCATCCTCCCAGCAAGCCACCTGTGACGGAGTCTCACATCCCCAAGCATCTTTCATCTCGGGATCACGCTGGCAATCCCCGCATGAGCACGGGAGAACACCAGCATGGATAGCAGCTATTACTTTAAACCCAACTTCTCGTGCTTATTTAAACCTGATATATTTCCGATCTTATGAGATATATCCAGGATAAGTGTCAGAGGAAACGATTCAAATAAACTTTTCTTTGCCCCAGTATCTGTAGCTGACTCTGGCTCAAATGCTACTTCTTCTGCGGTACTTGCATCAAGTAAATTTACCCAGCCTTGTACAGACTTACGTACCAGATCCCGGATAAGAGTGTCATCCATATCGGTCTGGAATTTAGTGAGAGCTTTAACTGATTCGATAGTCTCTTTGCGGGACCACGGTCTTATAGTGATAGTAGGATGAAAACATTCAGGTATAAGATATTCGTTAAGTTCCTTACCTTCTGCATCACGTTTCTTTGTTAAATAAGACGCTGGTACAAAATCAAATTTAGAATTAATCGAGAAAGGTGCAAGCCCGGTAAGGATCTTTCTCGTCTCTTCATCCATTTCTTTACGTTCCATGATAATCTGTTCTCCATCTTTTTGATACTATAATAAGGAGGAGGCCCTATGATAGAGCCTCCGATAATTTACAAGTACATACCTGTTGAACCGGCAGCACCAGTTTCATGGTAACCAATCAGTAGCTCGAAAGTGCATTCCGAAGGAAGACCGGTATCACCAAGCATACCAGTTACTCCATTATTGAGGCATTTATAGTTCTTTGCCCATCCTTCAAGACCTTCTCTAGCAGCGAGTGCAGGGGGTAGCATCTGAGATCTTGGGATACAGACTCTATATCTTGGGCTCCTTAATACAATACGATCGATAGCGAATAACCCTGTGCATCCTGCTACTACATCACCGATAGGATCATCGATTGTCTTAGCCTGGATCAAAGGATCTATGCTAAAGCGTGGCTTACGGTCAGTGATCGCATAGTGCGAATAACCAGTAGGATCGCTTTGATCGATCACCGGGGTCACTGCACAACCTGGATCAAGGCTGAATTTAGTCACCTTAGTAGCTGTACCATCCACGTAAATGGTGTTATTGATAAACTTTTCAGGGTGGTTCTGACTCATACCAATTGGATATGGGATATCTGCATTAGCAACAGTACTTGTACCTACAAGTTTACCTGTTAATGTCACTTTTGCTAACCAGGGTTTACCTATCCCCTCACAAGTGATGATAGCATTACCCATACATCCAGCAAGTATTGTCTTGATAGCAGTAGGAGTAGCATCTCTTGATACCTGATAGAATCCCACTGTGAGGGTAGATTCATCCCCAGCTTTAAGGGGTTGCAGTGCTATCCCAGATGCCCCGTAAGTTACAGATTTGAGACCACAAGCATTTAAGACTCTCCATGTCTCAGGCTCTACGATATCCGAAGTACCATAAGCCAGACGCATGTCAAAAGTGATTTGACCTGATCTTGCCCCATATACTGATTCCGCTTCCGCATGATCACCTCTGGCATATTTTGCTGCCTCATCATCCACTTCAGTATTGTAGGTTAATGCTGGTGAGATGATTCGGATGTTAAAATCATTCGATGATAATGTTTCGGCAGTACCTACAACCGCTTCTTTCTTGCATATCACAAAGTTTAAACTCGAAGGGTACATATTGTTTATTCCTTTTTAAAGTATTATATTGCTATTGAGTCTGCAAAACTCCATTTAAAAAATTCTAGGTTTGGTTGGGTACCCCCCCATTAAAAGATGACGATTTCTTGCAGACTCCGTCGTCTGCCAATCCTTTTTTATCATAGGAGTCTTATGGTTAAAGGTTCTAAGCATTCTGAAGAATCTAAGAAAGAAATGAGTGTTAGTCATAAGGGTAAGACACTCTCTAAATTTACTAGAGATAGACTTAGAAAAAGTAACAGAAGACCTATAACTTTTATTGAGGGTAGCAATGGTTGTTATATCTGTACTTCCCATAATAGGGGTAATCAGGGCTATCCTGTTGTTAAGATTTATGGGGTTAGGACAGAAATAAGTAGGTACCTCTACACACTTAAATTTGGTGAGATACCTAAAGGTATGTTTATTTGTCATTCCTGTGATAATAGATTTTGTATCAATATTAAGCATCTTTTTATCGGAACACCTAAAGAAAACTCTGAAGACATGGTGAAAAAGAAAAGAAATAGTTATGGCGAAAAAAGGTACAACCATATTCTTACTAAGGAACAAATAGCAGATATTAAGAACCATAAATACTATAGAGGTCTTTATAAGCATCTTAGTGACAGATATAATGTTAGAACGGGCTACATTTGTGATGTATACCTCGGTAGATCTAGAAAGTATGCTGAGTAGTTTAAGCATCATGATCTGGGTATCTCCTGTCAGATTCCCATGTGAGTAGCCACTTAGTTTCCATAAAAGTTGGTATTAAAAGATCACCATTCCTACTGAAGGTGCGTGTCATACCCTGATACATAATAACATCAGTATTACCCCCTAATGTAGGATTCTTACCAAATACAGCGAGTAAATCGTCCAAACATCTGTTGAGGTCGGTATTTATATCCCATAGCGGATTTCCCATCTCCTGCTCTAACTTGGTAGTCACGGTAATCCTATAAACTGACTCATGCATGTACATACCATTAGAAGATCCGCCTTGAGCATCTAAACTAGTGTCTGACTCTAAGTATATGTTCGCAAGAGGAAATGTCACCTTAGACCTATCTTGACAGTTAACTGCCCACGAGTAGTGATAGGCCCCAGGAGCCATAGACTCTATAAGTGACTGCATGAAATCCTCTATACGAGTCAAAATAGGCTTATTTGGCATATACTCTTAATCCTTACTTATGGATGAATATCGGGATAATAAAGTTTATTGCCCCTACGATACCTGCTACTACTAAACTTACTTTGACCGTGAGCCCTGATACCTGCTCAGTTATCTTTTGTACCATCATCTTGATATCATATAGATCACGTTTAGTATCCTTTAACTCTTCACCTAAATGTTTTACATCACTATTCAAAGAAGTTCTGCATGCTATGCACTGTTCACTCATGACTAAAACCTTATTATTAAGTGATAGATATTCTTCTTTACTCACATATTCATCAGCCATTTTTTTGGGTCTCCAAGTGTATTTATTTTATGCTATGCCCTATAGATGTTACCACATTGTACTGCCCTATCCCCTATTTGATTCACTGCTCCTGTAATCATTTCTATATTTATTTCATCTTTTAATCCGGCAAGTTCTTTTTTATACATACCATACTGTATCGCATATTTTTCGGTAGCATCTATCCCAGTATCGTTTGCCCCAAGTTTATCCTGGCAAAGTCTCATAAGGATAAATACTATACCATATCTTTTGATCTTATAATGCAGAGGGATCTGGATATCATCTATATCCCGTACTCCTAAAGTTTCTGCAAGATCATCAATCTCTTCATCAGCCTCTAAGATATAGTCTTGAAGAGCGAATCCTTGAGCTACATTTGCTTTGATATCAGAAATATTTATATAAGACATTTATGCTAACCCCACTTCTCTTATTGCCTGTGCTATAGATTTATTAAGAGCTTTCGTTAAATCTGGTTCGTTATCAAGTACTGCCTTGTATACAAATTTATCAGGAGCCCAAGTACCATGGCCTTCATGGACGTATACCCCATAGTGAGCCACTGAGTCACTTATAAAAAGATCTCCTTTGAGCTCCTTCACTGCTGCCTGAGTAGCGCTGTATAATTTACCGGTCCTTACCTTATACCTGTGTGATACCTTTGCGATGGATGCCATATCAGTGAGCGCTGATTCAAGACCTTTTGAAAGGTTCCTTGATAGAGCCTCCCCGAGTTTACTAAAGGATGATATCACATCCTCTGCTTTTACTGCATCCTTTAAGAGTATCATTGATACATCTCCTGATACTTAAGCTGTTTGATCCTCTTTGCTTGCTCTTCTTTAGCTCTTTGAGCATCTTCTTCATTAATCAAGAATGCAAGGAGCATAGCCATACTATTATAGTTGTTTGGTTTATTAGCTGCTCTTGTAAGAGTTTTAGTTGCTAACTTCATCTTAGCCCGATCAAGTACTGTATGGATAGTATCTGACGAGGCATTACTGATCGCTTTATCGAGTACCTCTTGAGTGATAGTATCAGGTAGTCCATCTATGATCTTAGTCACTGTCATATCCAGTTCTTTTTCGATCTTTTTCTCGATTTCTTTCTGGATTTCTTTATCTACTACCTTCTCTATTTCAAGAGTCACAGTCTTATCTATAACTTTTTCTGCTGGAGTGATTGTCGGTTTCACTTTCGCAGGTTCTATGGTATAGACTATCCGGGGCCCTGGGGTAGATACCGGTACTTGCTCTGTCTCAACTTTAGCGAACTCTTTTGCCAGGGTAGCTTTGAGTGCTATGGAAAGTTCGTCCTCTAACTCCGCTACTGCGTCATAGATAAATGGATCAGGAGCCCAAGTCCGCTGACCATTATGTACAAACTTACCATAAGGAGCAAGCATATCATCGATATAAACTCTCCCTGATAGACCATACATCTCTGACTCAATAGCTGATACTAAATTACCAGTACGTGATCTGAACCTGTGAAGTATCTTAGCTCTCCTGGTTATCCGGGAGATATATGATCCCAGCACATCCCCTAATGCAGCCTCTGCATAATCGGGGATGGAGGCATAGCCCAAAAGCTTATGGGCATCTAAGATAACTTCTACAGTGCTCACTTACTTATTGAGTCTCTTTTTCAGGTACTCTTGTTCTGCTCTACTAAGCACAGTCTCGGGCTGGCTCAATGAATACCCCGCCTTCTCCCACAATTTGAGATCTGTCTCGATTATCTGAGCTGATCCCTCCATATTGTAAACTGTCAGTATCTTTACTTCTTTTACTTCCTTTTCCTTCTCTGCCATTTTCCTTGTTCTCCTTTTTTATACCTTCTGATGCAATTTTATAGAATGATGTATCACTATGGACATGGGCATCTATACCCCTGTTCTGTGATATCTCATCCAGTATATTTCGTACTCTCATTTTGAGCATATCCTGTAATTTAGTGTGATGAAACAAAAGGAGGCTCTATAATAGAGCCCCCAATTTGATTATCCCTGCATTACTGCGCCAAACTCATTCATCGTTACTTTCGCACCGCAATAAAGGTCAAAGACCCATGAAGTAGCAAGAGTTGATGTAGAGGCATTCGACATGATACGGAGACCGACACCATTGATGGATGCTACGGCAGTCTGTGCATTAGTCACAGGACCTGGAAGAATAGCAGCAGCAACACCAATTGGGTTATATACTACGTTTGCAGAAGGTGCAGCCTGGAAAGTGATTGCAGCTTCAGCAGTAGCCTGAGCAGCAAGAGTCGGGGTAAATATGATAGGGCATTCACTGCCTGCGATAGGAGCATCAGCAGTGATCGTATAAACAGTCGCATCACCAGCGATAGTGAAACGTGTTCCTTCATAGATAGGTACTCCACCACCAGTAGCATCCGTAAAGCCATCGATTATGATGGTAGTTCCTGTAGCAGTAGTAGTCTTGACTAGGATAGTGCCTGTCAGATAACCACGTGTAAAAGCCATGTTAGGCGATCTGAACCAGTTGATACCAGAAAGCATACCAAGGCTATTTGATCGAAGACCAGCAGGACGTTCTACCCCATAGTCAGAAGATGTGAAAATATTAAGAGCTGATAAAGAAGCATGAGCCGTTGAAGTGATAAGACCAACGAGCTGGCTATTATCCCCTCTATTGTCAAAGATCTTTTTGTCAGCAGCAAGAATATGCGCGTGAGTGCTAGGCTGGTTACCGGCAGTACCTACGATATTTCTGTTGAATCCACCGATGATCTTCTGGATCAAATACCCTTCGACTCCACGAGTAAGTGCCCGTACAGCTGGGATAGCAATCTGCCCAGTAAAATCATCTACCTGAAGAGCTGACTCATCTGATGTGAGATCTACTCTTTTGTAGAAATGCTTCTGGATAATAACATCCGTACCTCCCTCAGTCACCGCAGTAGCTGAAGTAGTAGTAGTAAATTCATCAGCGGTACCAAGATTGGCTGGTCCTTTAACTTTTACGGTAGAGCCTACTTTGGTTGCGAAGGTCTGCTCGACGTTACGATTAACCAGATTGGCTACCATAAGCTGATCATTTAGGAACAAGGCTGCATCACGTACAACCATGCTGGGGGTGACGAAAGTATTAGACATAGTATAACTCCTGTTTTTGGTTTTGTTTTATTTAAAAATGCCTCCGGAAGTCATAGCCCGGAGTCTGTTTAATCTTGCCTGATCATCAGTTACAGGGCCTGATGTTACGCCTCCGTTTGGTTGAGCTCCGCCTCCAGGGCGTTGTGTATTTTTAACAATGTCTGGTCTTGAATCGAGTAACTGCTTTACCCCATCTTCATAAGACATTGTAGTTTTATCTTCTTGAATGAATACTGGCTTATCTTCAACTAAGTCTACCCTTCCAGAGGATATCAAGTCATTGATCAGATAATCATGGCCATAGACTTTATCTCTAAAAGTCTCTACCATAGTTCCTCTAAGTTTTTCATTCTTGGCTTTAATCTTAAGTTCCCCGGCTGCTTGTCTCTCTGTGAGTAACTCTGCCTGGGTCTTACTAAAATCTCCACTTAACTTCTTCACCTGATTCTGCAAGTCTGCAAGAGTAGTATCCTTCAAGGCTACTGTCTCTGTAGTAGTCTTTAGACCTTGTACAAAATCTGTCAGTTCTGTAGTACCATCATACCCAAGATTGTCAAAAGCTATCTTGTATTTTCTTAAGGACTCAGCTTCTTTGTTCCTTCTATTTACCTCAATGATACCTTTTGATTTTTCTCCCTCTACTTGCCCCAGGTGAAAATCTATTGCCTCTGATCCTTTAGGTAGTGCTTCAAGCATTGCCCTAAATTCTATTGCATCCATCAAAACCTCCAGGGTTATTTAAAAGATTATACTGGGTATCCTCCAATTTATTGAGTAGACCCAGTTTTGCATTATTACTCTGTTACTGTAGATGGCTCAGTAGAGAGCATTCCGGTTGCCCCTTCCATACCTATATCCACCATCTGCATACCTGTATCTCCACCCATCATGTCGGTAGGTTCTATAATAGAAGCTGTGGACTTCTCTTCCCCTATTCTCTCTATCTCCTCTATAGCTGCTTCAAGATCTTCTGGATCTTGATCAGACAATATAAGCCTGGTCCATTTCTGCAAGGCGAGTGCATTAGCAAGGGGAGGTAGAGCAAGTTTAAGGTACTTATCCAGAGTATCTACTTCGATGGTGATATTACCTGGGGCAAAATCTGTCGGGAAATCTGCCTCATAATCCAGAGTCTCTCCCGTATATAAACAAAAGAGATCAAAGATAGCATAATCTACTTTTTTGGCAAGTGCTGATGCTTTTTGCAATACAGTCTCATGACCATAAAACTTATAAGCTTCTGCTACTCCACTAGCTTCACTCTTTACCGCTGTGACACCACTCTGCTCTGCGAGTTTATACATATCATCCCTCATCTTCTCAGCATTGATCATGAGGCCTATAAGGATAGATGGATTCGGGGAAATGAATGTTGGCATGTTAGTTGTCTCATTTGAGATATACAGCACATTTTTATTACCAATACTGATATTACCGCCTCTGTCACTCTGGATACATAGTAAGCTAAATGACTGGGATCTCTCCAAGTCTCTCACCTCTGACTCCTTGTTATAAATAGCAAGTGCTATCCTGCTTATATCATAGTGAGGAGGGGATACGCATAGCTTGGTCTTATCTCTACGTACTGACTTGTACACAGGGATCACCGGGATCACTCCTAACCCATGCACTATAGGGGGAGCATAAGCCGTATAACTATCCCTTGTCTTAGTTACTACCTGGGAATATTCAGATGTCCATGTACGATACGTTTGTATCTGTTTTTTGTTTGATGATACTTTGATATCGATAAATGTGATCGATCTTATATTCCCCCATTTATCCAATATGCTACTATCTACATCAAGTGCATTTTTGATCATGATGTATGGATATATCCTATCCTGTCGTGCTGCCATCATAGTCTCAGGCATATCATCTGCCCGAAAATTATCCATCACTATAAATGCCTGGCCGTGTCGGTTCACAGTGCAAAGGGTTTCCTGTAGAGCTTGGTCTAAATTTGTACCATTGTTATCAGTATCCTCAATGAAGGAAGAAAACAGAGATGCTGTATCTACTTTTCTTGATACCACATCGGCGAATACCGGGTCAAGCATGGCATTTAAGATAGGCTTAACAAAATTCTTATAGGTACTGATCTGTCTACGGGCATTGTAAAACATCTCTCTTAGATGTGGGCTCAAGTAAGTCCCATCCCCGAATCCTGCTTCCCCATAATATGCGTCATCCATAAATTTATAGGGTGATACAGTATGAGGATTTACATATAATAAAGTATCATCATAGGTTGGGTCAACCTGGGTATTAGATATCATTGAGTTATTTATGATCTGTTCGTTTTCTGCATCCATTTTTTGATTCCTTTATATAAAAAAGTTTGATATGATCTTTAATAAGCCTCTACGATAGAGGCTATTTAGATTACTTAGGTTTCTTGACCTTTTTACCACCACCACATGCCATGATAATCTCCTTGATTAATTGTTTAGAATCGTTCCCTACTTGCACGTACCTCAGTATAGGTCGAAGCCACTTGATAACTTAACGAAACAGCATCACAATTATGTACTAGAATATGATTAGCATAATACATATGTGCTTCTTCTACTTTTAGATTATAGACAACTATATCATTTTTTAAATTTTGTATTTGTCCTATAAATGACATGACATTTTTTTCCACATGTCTTTCTTGGCACACCGTTGATTGCTGCTGGAGTAAATTTTTCTCCGCAAACAATGCACATAAATACTTTACCAATAGCCAGTATTTTATTATGGTATTTTTGATAACAATATCTACTACAACATGTAGTATCGGACCTAAATGATAAAAACTCTTTATTACATTCAGCGCATTTAATTTTTGTTTTTTTAACGTTGCCTTCTGCCCATGACTTTTTTGACTGTTTACTGTGCTGCTCTCTACCCTCTTTTGATGCATGCCAAGATTTTGTAAGATGTCTGATACTCTCAAGATGTTTTTTTTGTGCATCTGTGCATTTACCGATAGATAGCGAGTAATGTTGCATACTGTGTAACAGCTGTAGATTGCTGTACTCATTATTAGATCGATCCCCATCAATATGATGGATGATATAACCCTCTGGTATCTCAGTTTTATTATGTTTTTGCCAAATGTACCTATGTAGTGCAGTAATATACCTTTTTTTGTTGATAGTTTTTTGATGGTAGAAATATCCTTTTCCGAGTCTAAAAAATTTGAGTCCATCATAAATAACGCTCTTGCTACTACCCATCTCAGTTGTTCCTTTAATGTAATTAAAAATACTGTGCTTTTATAGTACAATATATTAACTGCATCTAGGCGTATTGTAAGATTATCCCCTTTAGATATAATTGGGTGATTACCAGTACCAGTTAATCCTATGTTTGTTATTACCTTATCTACTTTATGATTTACTATATTTTCTACTTTTTTAATCCCGAAGGGGGTTATAACCCAATCCCCTATCCTTAATGTTTCTATTGGTCTATCCCCATATGGGGTAGATATCATAGTGCCAGCAATAAAACATTGGTCATCGTGATCATGGCTCATATCCGTGGTAAACTCATTGCACTCATCCAGGAATACCCTATTCCACGGACCCTCTACGAGTGCTACCTTGCCTAACTCTGCCCGGGTGATCCAAGGGATAGCTCTGTTTAACTTATCTCCCTCTGGTCTCACTGCCTTGATCACATAATTCCTTAGTTCCGGGTCCCTCTTGAGCTCATCGATAAATCCCTGCTGCTGCCCAGATGCTTCTATAACTATGATAGTAGATATCCCGTCACTCTTAGCTGTTTCTATGATACGTTTCCGGAGCTCTGGGAATTCGAGTTTAGCCCTAAAGATATTACCTATTACAAAAGTATCCCCCACCCACTGTGATAAAGCTCCTACTGAATAATCCGCTGAAAGCTTTATACTGACTGCTAAATCCCAAGCCCTCACTGCCTGAGTAAATCTTACTGGTTTGATTATCCGGAACCAAGCTTCTTGGATAGTACCTGCACCGATTACTACGATATCCCCATCAAGTTCCTGCTGGGCAAACTTAGTGAAATACCTCTTACGTAGATCCTCCTCGTATCCTTTGGGGAGAAAAGCATTCTCAGAAGTTTTTTGGTGTATGATTTCTATTGTTGGGTCATCAGATACCTCTAGTGCATACACCCAGTTCTTTCCCTTAGGAGAACTTATAAGATGCCACTGACCATCCTCACATTCACTCATACGCCCGATACATATCAAAAAAATGTCATCAGCTTTAAACTGCCGTGCCTCATCGATAAATACATCTGCTACTTCAAGTCCCCTGAGTGCATCAGGACTATCCCCCGATCTCAAAAAGATATAGGTACCCATAAGGACCACTATCATATCAGTGAGATTTATTGTGTAATGCTCATACTCTTTTAAACCATGTTCCTCTAACGTCTTCCTCAAGGTGATAAGTATGGTATCCTTGAGAGTCCGATAAGAAAAACTCACTATAAGTTGGGTCCTCTTTTGAAGAGCATTTCGTACTGCTTTGATACAGGCTACTTTTGATTTGCCTGATCGGATCCCTGCACGAAAGATGATACCCTTCTTTTTTGAACGCATAAATATGGTCTGCTTGGGATTAAGGGGGATATTGAGTATCATTACCTAATCTCCCAGAGCATCTACGATAGAGCCTGGTTCCAGAGTGCTCCCTGGGAATTTCCCTTCCAGCCCCTTTATCACTTCTTGATAAACTATCTGCAGACCATCCAAACTATGACCATTACTGGTGACATCTACCTTATCACTCCACATACCCAAATATCTTCCTAAGAGTTCTAGAGCTTTTTCTGCTGAGTGTAGAGTGATACTTGCACCAAACTGACTTTGTTTAATGGACTGGATCAGTCTCCCATTGACCTTACCATCTAACTTTCGTAAGCTACCATCTGGATTCAGAAAATCCTTGATGTCGACACACGCTATTTCCCGAAGTCGAGCGATCACAAAAGCCACCTGCTCCTGGTTCTTTTCAGCTATATCTTTGGTGTAATACGCAAGGTATCTCTTTACTTGGGGCTTCTGCAACTCTTTGGGACCCACGGTGTGACAAGACTTTACAGGGTAACCTGCTTGACGTGCAGCTTTACTTTTGTTCCAGCATAAGACATACTCGTGCACTAAATTGATTTGTCTTTGTGATAAATTGGAAAAATCCTCGGGATCTGTAGCGATCTTGGTACTGCCCATGTATACCTCCAGGGTGGTATGGGTATATGATTGATAGGGATCTCCAGGATCCCTTGGTTATATTTATATAATACTGTGATATCATGAGATTATTAAGTAGACTGGTATTTAGCCCACTGTACTCTGAGCTTTTTACGATAAAAGCTTACTCCTGACTTTGTCATGGAATGATCTTTTGCTATGGTACTTTTATCCTTATCCTCTATAAGATCTTTTGCGATGGCTTTGTCCATACCTGTAAGTCCCATTATAAACGTTTGAAGATCTATGGTAGAACCTTCTCCAGAAATGGTGGGGGGTAATAGATCATCTGATATCTGTACTGTGATGTGTATTTTTTTTGCGTGATATCTATCATATATAAAATTTTTTATACTCTGGTATAGGTAAGTATCAAAGGAGGACTTTTGAGGATCATATCGTAGTAATAGATTATTATTTTTTATTTTTATATAGAAATCTGAGATGATCCCAGAAATTTCTTCTGCTGCTATTCTTTTCTTTATGATAAAAATACAGCATCTGGTTAGTTGATCATAATTTTTTACGATAAATTCATCTGGGCACTTTGATGGGATCATATATAACAATATAACATATGATTCATCTCCATGTGTGTGAGGAATATTTTGATAGTTTTCTGGTTCATCCCCGCGTGTGTGGGGAACATTACTGCAATATACCCGGTTCATCCCCGCGTGTGTGGGAGACACATTTAATTTTTAAATGTATATTAAAAGTGTTCGGTTCATCCCCGCGTGTATAGGGAGCACTACATAAGGAGGTTCATCCCCGCGTGTGTGGAGAACACCAATTAATTCAAACAATAGTATCAGTTTTACAAGGTTCATCCCCGCGTGTGTGGGGAACACAAAAAGATCAAATCCTGAATCGGTGGGAAAAGCGGTTCATCCTCGCGTGTGTGGGGAACACTTTGTGGATAGTAAACCCATATAATAAATGACCGGTTCATCCCCGCATGCGTGGAGAACACACCATGATTTAGTGCATCTATAATGTTTTTGTACTGTATACTGTACCACTATAGACGGTTCATCCCCGCGTGTGTGGGGAACACTTTGTGGATAACTGGTACCCACACAACTGTCAAAGAACGTGTTCTCTACATACGCGAGACATTTCCCACTTCACAGACCCAGTTACCCGGCATCTCCATGGGCACACCCCGGCGAACCTGCCGGTGAATTTTTCTATTATCTGTGCAGCATATTTAGTGCTGCGTTAGTATCCATGTTTTTTATAAACCCACATTTGGCACATTTAAATCTTCTATATTTCTCATAAATATTCTCAGGTCCAGTATGCCCACAAGAGCTACATTCCTGGGTTATATAGGGGACTGATTTTTTAGTGACTGTATGTCCTAATCTGTTCGATTTGTATTCCAGCATAATCCCTAATTGTCCCCATCCCTGTCGTAATTGTGCCCTGTTAAAATTAATTTTAATCTGGACATCAGTACCTGGCTGTTCAATGGTGCCCTTAGCTGATTTAGTCATCTGCTTTATTTTATAATCTTCTATTGAAATATCCCCATAATGGGAAACTATGTGCCGTGATGTCTGATGATTGAAGTTTAACCTGATATCCGCCATGGCATGATCTAATCTATCTATTTGCTTTTTTTGTTGAAGCCAAT